GACCGGCACGGCCCTGCTCGTGATGATCGTCTGCATTCCGGGAATCATCGCGGCGGTTGAGCTGGTCGGACGGTACTGGTCGTAGCCTGATCGCATGCAGCTTGTGCAGCTTGCCCGCGACCTCGGGTACGCCATCCGTTCCTCCTTCGCCGTCACACCGAAAGGCGCGGCGGGGGAGGCCCGGCTGGACGCCTACTGGACTGAGGGCGAGGGGGCGGCGAAGATCCGCTGGGCGCAGCCGTGCGCGTTCTGCCGCTGCCTGGACCACCTGGGTAAGTACGTCAAGCCCGAGCAGGTCAAGGGGCACTGTGCGCGGCTGGAGAAGCGGGCGACCGGCCACTTCCCGAACCCGCAGCACTCCAAGACGAAGGACTGCCCCTGCTGACACCCCCAGCGTGTATGCTGGTGGCATACACGAAGGAGATTTGGTGGCCGTGAGATTGGTGGCCATGAGCTTCGAGATCGCTAAAGCCCTCGCGCAGGCCCGCTCATACGGCATGTGCGAGGGCTGCCGTGCGTTCACCACCCTTGACCCGCACCACCGGATGACGCGCGGCGCCGGGGGCGTACACGGCGTCGCCAGCCAGGCGTCAAACGACCCCCGGAACCTGCTCATGCTGTGCCGGGGCTGCCACGACCGCACGCTGTCCGACGCGGGAGCGTGCATCGAGATTGGCTGGGTCGTCGAGCGGCGCGCGGGCGTCGACCCGCTAGAGGTACCCGCGAAGATCCACACCGTGAACGGGTACGGCTGGTGGTACCTGACCGAAGAGGGCGGCTACCGGTGGGCCGACGACCTCAACCTCAACCCGAGCTTCACCCTCAACTACAAGATCGAAAACGAGTCTCCCGATGTACAAGCTTGAAGGAAGAAGGCACCCTGTGACTGTTCCCGCCCTCGGCTCGGCTGACCACGCCGCGCTGACCACCCACGGCAGGCACCCCGGCGTCCAGACCGCGATGGCCTGGCTGACGTTCGAGCATCTGCCGCCCGTGCTCCAGTCCCTCTCCCGGCCGGTCTACGTGGCCGCCATGGAGCTACTGGAACGCATCCCGACCGACTCTGCCGAGCTGACCCCGGGGCTGAACAAGCTCATCGACGCCAAGGACTCCCTGGTCCGCGCGGGCAACCGCTCCGACCAGGGCAGGCCCGGCTCGGTACCGCGCCCGGCCACCGTCGTCGACCCGCCCGTCCACCCGGCCCCGCGCCCGATCCAGGATCGGCCGCAGGCATGAGCGACAACCTCACCGACCACAACGAGGAGACCCTAGACAAGGTCCGCGCGGGCCTGCGGGAGGCCGCTGCGCTGGCCATGCCGGTGATGGACGACATGATCAACGGTATGCAGAGCCAGGGCATCCTGTTCCGGGAGCGCACCGACGCGGGCGCCACCAGTAACGGCACCGGCATGACTCACCGGCACGGCCAGCACAGCTGGCACCGGCACGACGACGACGGCTACCTGAACCACCAGCGCCCGATTGACGGCGAGCAGGGCGTGATGCCCGTCGTCAAGGGCCACCCTGCGCAGCTCTTCGATGGCTACCACACGATGGAGGAGCTGTACGACCACCGGCGCGCACTCACGGCGGCCCTACTCGCCGAACGGGCCGACATCTCCTGGCGGTCCAGGGCGCACCACCCCGACGACAGCCCCATGTTCGAGGGCGGCTACTTCATCGTGGGGATCGACACGCCCCACGGCACGATCACCTATCACTACAAGCTGTCGCACTGGGACGACTTCGCCGAGGTGCCCGAGGTGGAGCACGCACCCAAGTGGGACGGCGCCGCACCGGAAGACACCGTGACCAGGCTGCTGGCCTGGGCGCGTGGCGAGAGCGTGCCGCTCCAGATGACCGCGCCGACCCGGGTCGTCACGCAGATCGGCGACGACCCGGGTCGTACGCGAACTGACGTCTGGTCGTGAACAGCCGAGGAGGCCGGGTTCAGCGCCGCGCGCAGGAGCGTGCGGCGCTGAAGGCCAGGCGTCGGGAACTGCTGGCACTCCGGCGCGCCCAGCGCAAGATCAAAAACAAGGGGGAGACGTGAAGTACCTGGTAGTGACTATGCCCGGCGACACGGACGAGGAAAGCGTTCCCGAGGTGAGGAAGACGCTCGAAGGCATGATGCCCGGCGTCAAGGTGGTCCTGATCATCGGCGCCACGTCAGCGACGCTGGTCGAGGTTGAGCGCGCCGCAGACTAAGGCCCGAGTAGCGAGTAAGCGGCAACCTTGAGCTGAGCGGAGTCGACGTTCCACAGCAGCTGCGAGCCGTAGAACTGGATGGGGAACGGGCCGACGAACTGCGTACCTGACGCCGACCCGGGGATCGTGTACGGGCGCGGGCCTGCCGTCAGCCCGTCCACGCCGGACGCCACCTGCACCGTCAAGCCGTGCGGGTTGGTGTCGCCGGACAGCACTGCCAGCATGGTCGCCCCGTCGTTCGGACTGACGTTGCCGTTGGTCACGTCCCCCGCCACCGAGGGCGCCGCGAAGGGCGTCAGGGCGAGGCGGCTCACGGTGGTCGCAGCCAGGGGGGTACGTCCGGCCATCAGGCCCTCGTTTCAGATAGCGCTTCCAGCGGGTACCAGTCTGGCATGTTTGCTCTGATCGCAGCGATCATCTGGTTCCTGGCCGCCTTCGGCGTGCAGCTCGGCTCCATCAACCTGCTACTGCTCGGGCTGGCCTTCCTTGCCCTGCACTTCGCCTTCGGCACGGTACTGCCGCTGGCACCCGCAACGTGGCGCCAGCGGCAGCCCTGACCGCCGTCAGCCTGCGGGCCCGTCCCGCTCGGCGATGGCCTGGCGCAGATAACACGCCAGGTCCAGCGCCTCCTCGTACGCGTCGCGCAGGGCGTCCCGGCCGTTGTGCGGCTGGAGCGCGGTCCCGTACCGCTGGATGCCGACCTGGAGCCGTACAGCCAGATCGTCGATGACCATGCTCTGTACCGACGGCGACGCGTTAGGCGTCGGCATCGGCTGCTCAGCCCAGTCGATGATCTTGCCCGCCAACTCCCCCGGCGAGGTCACCTCTGTCGGGGGACGAGCGGCTGCCCTGGTGCGACGACCAGGCGGCGGCCTACCGCGTCCCTCGGGTTGGCGACCGGCGTGACGTGCTGCCGGGCGTACGCGGTCAGGATCACCTGGAGCGCGCCCGCCGCAGCGTCCACCCAGCGGGCGGCCGTACCGGTCAGCAGGCCGCTGGTCTGGAGCACGATCAGCACGGCCAGGGCCGTAGTGCCGTACGCGATCAGCGTGGCCAGCGGGAACCGCTTGAACAGCTTGCTCATCGGGTCAGACCGCCGGGGGAGTCAGCTTGGCGCTGATCTCAGCGAGCGCGTCGATGATCTTCTGGCTGTTGCCGAGGATGCCGGTCTGGAGCACCACGGCGACGGTGTCTCCGCCGCCCGGGTGGCCGAGGTCGGTGCCGAGGAACTTGCCGACGATGGCCGTCGCGGTCAGCTCGGCCAGAGTCTCCATTTCGGTGCGGGTCATATCGTCTCCTGAGGTCGGGCAGATCTCGAATGTCGGGGTGGTGGCCTGCGCGGTCAGGCTGTAACCGGTACAGGTCGCACTGTTGCTGTGCGAACTGCCGTGCTTGCCGGAGATGTGCACGTGGTTGGTGTGCCGGTCCGCGCCCAGGTAGGCGCGGGGCGCCCAGCCCACCGTCACCGACCAGATCACCCCGTTGTGAATCACATACTGAAGGTCGCCGCCGTGGGCCAGACACTGCTCAACAATGGCCTGGGCGCGGACGCCGGTCACCATCGGGTCGATGGCGTGGACCACCCCCATCGAGTCCTTGTTGTGGTCGGAGCATTCCGCCTGGTGTGCGGGGTCGCCGATCCAGCCGACCACCACGATGGTGCCCCAGCAGTCCCAGATCTGCTGGCGCCGTACGGCGAGGTTGTGGGCGAGAGTCGCGACGGTGACCGTCGGGGTGGTGTAGAGGCTCAGGTCGAACGTGTCGCCGTAATACGGGTAGTCCACGAACGGGTTGTGTCTGGGCGGGTCCGCGCCGATGAGCTGCTCGTACCGGCCGCCGCCGGTGTCCGTGGTCGGGGCGGTGAAGTCGGCCAGGGTGACCGTTCCGTCAGGCTGCATGCGTCTCCTCCTCGCCAGCCGGTGGGCTGTCTGCCTCACGGTACGCCCCTGGGTCGGGCCGCCGGTTCCAGAGCTGAAGATCAAAAATGATCCAGGAACGCCAGGCGAGCACTATCGGGAAGCCGACAGCGAAGGTGCCGACACGTAGCCAGACGAACCAGGGCGGGTCGAACAGGTGCGCCACCGTGGACAGGTCGAGCACCCACGTGATCGTGAGCATGTACCAGAAGACGTGCCAGCCGCCGCGCGAACTCCAGAAGCGCGCCAGCGACACGAACCCGATGAAGCCGACGGTGGAGATGGCCGCCGAGAGGTAGATGCCGATGGTGCCGAGCAGTTCGGGGGTCACTCGCCGCCTCGCAGTATCGCGTCGATCATGGGCCCGATGTGGTTGTCGGTGCGCAACCTTTGCAGGGAGGCCGACACGGCGTCCACGCGTGGAGCGATCCGCTCAGCACGCCGCTGCTGCTCCTCGGCTTTGTCGCGTAGTCGCTCAGCCTGGCGTACGGCCTCCTCCGCCTGCTCCAGCTTCCTGCGCCACGGCCACCGTGTCACGAGGTATCACCTCGGCCCCTATTGTCCGCCCGTGAGGCGCGCTGGTGCAGGGCCTTGAGGACTTTGTCCTGGTTCTCTGCGAGCACCATCAGCTTCCCCACCGAGGCTACGAGCAATTCGACGCTCTTAGTATTCGCCGCAACCCCCGCTTCGGCGATCTCTGCTCGCTTTTCGGCACTTTCTCGTAGCAATTCGGCCACCTGGGCGGAAAGCACCTTACCTCTGAGCATGGAGTAGAACACCGCGAGTAGTGCCGTTACCAGGACTCCGATCAGGTACCAGGGCAGATCCTGCGCGTTCACCAAAGTCATGTCGCCCCGTTCTCCGATCTTGCTACCCCATCCTTTCATAAAGGTCTGACGAATCAGGAAACGGTAGGCAGGCCGACCATCATCAGGCTGAGCGTCGGCGGAATCACATTGTCCGTGTTGAACGGCCCGACGGGAGTGCCGGTCCAGAGCATCTTCAACTCCAGGAAATCCCCCGCCACCAGCTTCCACATCGAGATGGCCGAACCCCACTGCTGACCGGTGGCCGCGCTGAGTGGAGCCCACTTCGTCCCCTGCACGTTAGGCGAGCCAGTTGCACCGTTCAGGGCGATCGTGATCTGTATAGCCCCATTTACGCCCAGCGCGGAGCCCAGGGGATCCCCGAGC